CAGTAACTATTCCGCCGGGTGCCAGTGTTATTCCTGCTATCCATGCATTATTCGCTGAATTTCCTACATTTATATTTAAGGTATTTGACCAACCATTTGGATAGATATTATTATTACCTGTTTGAAGGTATGTTGATGCATACGAATAACCACCAGCTATAATTGATCCTGAAAAAGTTATAGTTGCACTAGTTGATCTATATATTCTCGCGCCAGTATCGTCGCCGAATTGAATACCGCTAGTTGCCGCAGTTGGGCTTGGACCACCTATCTGCAAAGATGTCGCCGCAGTAGTTGTTCCAATTCCAACATAATTGCCGTTATCATTTATATATATAGCACCCCTGTTATTAAATATTTTTACGTTTCCTAAATTATGCGAAATTCTAAACTGAAGAGCATTGCTTGCCGAAGTATTATAACTTGAATAAACAATTCCTGAATCACTGCCATAAAAATTAATACCAAAATGATTAATAACACTTAAAACACTTGTACTCGCAGGATCAACATAATAACCAGTATCATTACTATCATAAAATATTGGCGCTCTAAAACTATTTGCCGCTTCTACATAAGATCTTGGAAAATATGAATAGCCGCTATTCATTATTCTCAATCCTATTTGTGGACCTGTAGCATAACTATCTGTCGTTGCAAAGGCCATGTGTGTGCCTTCATTACTATTATTATGAACATATATTCCAGCTTGAGCTTCGTCTGCGGTTCCGCCTTGAAATGTTATCGCCGCTTCTTTACCGGCTCCATTAGTTCCGCTTCCATTATTAAAATGCAAACCGCCAAGAATAGTTTTTGCAACATTAAATGTTCCATTTGCTAAACTTGAAGCTGTATTATAAGTAGTTTTTGTTAAATAAACAATTGATGTACTTGCAGGATTTAAATAATAATTCGTATCATCACTGTCGTAGAAAATTGGAGCGCGAAAATCAGAAGCCGCTCGAATTGGAGTGGTTCCCCAACCAATATCACGACCCATTAAAATTATACCTGTAGAATTTTGATATATAAAAGCAGATTCAACTGAAGTTCCAGAATCATGTATAACAAATTCCCATTCATCAGAGCAATTTGCTACAATACCAGCAGTAATACTTGAGGTCCAAGTTCCATTTAAAAAGTTATAATTATATCCGATATTTCCGAGTATTAAAATACCGGGATAACTTTGATTCGTCGTCCAATTTCCTATTGTTAAATTATATAAATTAGATGCTGAATTTGGATTTACATAATAAGTTGTATCATCACTATCATAAAATATAGGAGATCTCGCGCTGTTCAACATTGTTGTATATCCAGCACTAATTTGAAAAGATCCAGCATTAGTAGATAAACCTGAATATGGTGATTGACTATTATCAACCCAAATGTTAGTTTCTGTTGCGCTATTTTTACCAGAAGCATATGCGCTGCCTAAAATTCTAAGTCTTGCATGAACAGTACCATCTAAATAAATAGTTTTATTCCAGCCGCCAGAGTTTTCGAAAGTTGTTTGATTGCCGACGTGAACGTGACCGACAACTTGTAAATTTGTATCTGGACTCGCAGCTCCGATACCAACATTACCAGTACCATTTTGAACTGTTAATCTATAAGCCGAATCATAGATATAAAATTGATTATTATTAGTTCCATTGCCGCCATTATTTGTTCCTACTTGCCAATCACCATTTAAACTAAAAAATCTAATATCTTGCTCAGTAGAACTTCCATTTCCTATTCTTACATCACCTCTTACATCTAATGCATATGTAGTAGTTGTTGTACCTATACCAACTTTACCAGCAACTAATAACGATATTCCAGTATTACCCGGATCTAAATAATAATTTGTATCACCACTATCGTAGAAGACTGGTGCGCGAAAATCTCCCGTGGATGTAAAAGTTCCTCTTATAACGCCTCCACCATCTTGCCCTTGATTTATCCAAAATGTAGTAGCACTAGCTATAACATTCCCATTTGTTTGATATACGTCCTCATCTATCGTTCTAAAAAGTTGTCCATTGTCAGCGGCTCCATAAACTGTAACTCCTTCATTATCAATTACTAAACCACCAGTATCATTATCTGATACTTCAATATTTATAGATCCATATGATACGTTATTATAAAATGGATATCCTCCAGCAATAGTTCCTTGACCAGCAGAACGCCATTGTATACAAGCCGTAGCAGCAGTATTTAAATTTATTTTATTTAGTATTGATGTGCTTGCAGGATCGCAATAATAAGCCGTATCATTATAATCGTAAAATACTGGCGCTCTTAATGAATAAGGAGAATAGGCGTAACTTCCACCTAAAACATATAGACTTCCAACGTTTAGATTTAGAACTCTTGAAGATACTCCAACATCTCTACAATATATCCAACCTTGACTTGTTGAATTGTCATAACCAAACGAAAGACCTCTTCTTGCGGCATCTCCAATTTCAAAAATTCCTGAGTCTGAAGGCGCACTAACTGCTCCTTTAACATGAAGACTAGAAGTAGGATTTGTAGTTCCCACTCCAACGTTATTACCATTATCATTTAAGAATAAAGCGCCCCTATTATTAAATATTTTTACATTTGCTGCGCTATGCAAAACTCTAAATTGAAGAGCGTTACTCGCAGCCGTATTATAACTTGAATAAACAGAAGCCGAATCTCCGCCGTAAGCGTTAGCGCCGTAATGATTGATAAGATTTAAAGAACTTGTACTCGCAGGATCACAATAATAATTAGTATCATTACTATCATAAAATATTGGCGTTCTCAATGAACCAGTAATATAAACGTTGGTTTCATTTCTATAGCCAAACATTATTTTTGTGCCATTTAATGAATTATCATGGCCCCAGAATGCCCATTCAGCATTTCCACCGCCAAGAGTCATCGAGCTAGGCATAACTGGATTTGCTCCAGTTCCATTATAAGAAATACTAAATCCATAATTATTCGAAGAACCACTATTATTTTCAGTGAAGAAAATTCTTCCTGAACCTTCTCCCGAAGAATCATTAACGCCTTCAATTCTTATAGATCTTCCAGAAGTTCCAGCCGAATCTCTAATTCCTAAATCAATGAAATTTTTTAGGACAGTTCCTGTATCAGGATTTACATAAAAATTACCATCACCACTGTCATAAAATATAGGCGCGGCTATTGCGCCTGAAGAAATAAGATTTCCGGGTGCGCCAAGATCTAAATCGACACTAACAGCAACAGTTACGACAGCTGCATAATTACTTAAATTACCGGGATTAGTTCCATCTGCAATCCAATTTTTAACAATCCATCCACTAGATTGTTCATTTTGAGTAATAATAACTTCTGGAGCATCAGAATTATTATCAAGATAAACTTGCAACATAGCGCCATCATAAGTACCGCCTTTTTTAATTCTTATGTATCTAAAAGGACTAGTACTATAATAATCATTATGAAGAACTGTTATTCTATCTCCGTTTGAATAAAAATGAGAAGCTATAAAATGAACACTTTGATGGCAGCCACTAGAAAAATCATTAATCATGAATAGAGCAGACGCTCTATCGCCGGGATTAACAGCTATTGTATACCAAGCGCCACCAGCCGCTGTTCCAACAAAATTAGCAAATTGTTTTGCGTCAACATAATTAGTATAATTACCAGCGTGCAGAGCTAGATTTCCACCTATTGTCGTTCCTGTTAATAATGAAGCCATAATTATTTATTCTTTAATTTTTCTACTTCTTCTTTAAGTTCTTTTACTGATTTTATTAATAATACAGTTAATCTAGAGTAATTGACGGATTCAATTTCTCCATTATCATTTTTATTAATCAACTCTGGAAATAATTCATATAATTCTTCGGCAATAATACCATATTCACGGTTATTTTTATTATCTTTCTTATTATATGTTACAGGACGAATTTCGCATAGTTTTGGCAGTATATTTACATCAATATTTTTAATATTCTCTTTATAACGTATAGAAGAAGATTCTGTGAAAGATCCAGAGATAGTGATATTAGAAGAACCTCCTCTGTATATTCTTGTTCCAGTATCATCACCAAATTGTATTCCTCCTGTTACTGAAGTTGGTGATCCTGTATTGATTTGTAATAATGTAGCTGGAGCAGTTGTTCCTATGCCGATTTTACCATCAGCTTTTATTCTAACTACTCCAACGGTTCCTCCAGTAGATTTTTCTACATGTAAATTTTGACTTAAAACTGTAGCTCCGCCTCCATAATTTATATAACCAGCAGTAGCAGATGCGCCATTATAAAAATTTAATTGGTCTCCACTTTGAATTTTTACAACATAATTTAAATCATATGTTCCAAATATTATTTCACCACTACCCGCTCTAACATCAAGCACTCCAACAGGATTTGTTGTTCCTATACCAACATTACCTGCATTTGTAATCAAAACTCTTGTAGTATTATTTGTTAAAAATAATAAAGGTGAATTTGAAGCTACTTGTATTGCAGCTTGATTTGCGTTTCCATAATAACCTCTGATATAAACATCAGCTCCAGATGCATTTTCTCTAAAAAAAGAATAATCACCAACAACACTTAATCTTCCAGTAGCACTAGTAGCACCTATCGCCAAATTTCCCGACGCATCGAGAGTCATGAACTGGTTCAAAGAAACTGCGCTATCTACAGCTATTGAAGTTGCTATTCCAGATCCAAACCAATAGTGATTAGCGCCGCGTATAGTATAAGCACCCCTATAAAGAGCAACGCCAGAAGAACTAACGAAAGCGCCAGCGCCAGTAGTTGCAGGCCATACACCATAGCCAAGAACTGGGCCGCCATTAGATTGCTCGCTTCCAAAAGTTGTGATTGCTCCATTACTATAATTACCAGCAAGTATTTTACTTCCAGCGACAGAAGTTGCAGATCCAGCAGTTATGTAACCAGCACTAAGACCCAAATTCCCAGACGCATCAAGCGTCATTTTAGGTGAAAAAGTAAAAGTATTTGTAGCAGTTCCATTCCCAGCATTATACCAAGTGTGTACTCCCTGATATTGTTCGTATCTTGTTGCGTAACCGTTATTTATATATACAGCAGAACCGCCGCTATTGTAGTAGCAGTTATTCATCAATCCAGTATCGCCTGCATCGTTTGACTGAAGTGCAGTGTATGCGTTTAACTGAATTGCTTTATCAGTAGTTCTCCAAGCCTTAGGCGTAACCCCAATCCCGAGGTTGCCTGAGGCAGTCAATACTGCTAATGAACTATATCCAGAATTATATGCTGTTGCGCTGTATTGAAAATAAAAGTCTCCAGCGGATGGTTTTATTTTCCAATTTTTATTTCCAGTAGTTTCGCTGAATATTATTGATGGATCACTAGTAGCTCTTACTCGTATTTCTCCATCTCCAGCACTAACCACGTCAAGTTTCGTAGAAGGACTTGTAGTTCCAATTCCCAATCCAGTTGAATTCAGTGTGACTAAAGTCGTTACAGTAGCGCCACCTCCAACAGATCCAACAGTTCTGAAAACTAAACTACGAGTATCTGCCCAATCAATATAACTAGATCCAGCTGATCTATATAATGATAATCTGCCACCTAAAGCATATATATCAGATGATGTATTAATAATACCATCAACATCCAATTTATAAGCAGCAGATGTTACACCTATACCAACATTGCCTCCAGATGGATTTAATAATAATGGTTCAACACCATTTGATCCGCCTCCATTATCATAACTAGCTTGAATCCAACCACCATAAGGACCAAGTGTATTAGCGCCAACGCCTAATTGTAATCTAACTAAATTTCCAGTTCCCGAAACAGTAATACCAGCAGTGTTCGAAGCGTCTGCTGTTGAAATAGTATTTGTACTTGGAACAGCAACTGTTAGTTTAGAATAAGGTGTTATTCCTATTCCTGTGTTACCAGCAAAATAAGCATTTCCATTACCATATAATCTAACATTATAATTTGTGCCATCATGTATGGCTAAAGCATATGATGCAGTATTTGCAACATTTATTCTTAATCCGTAATCATATCCAACTTTATCAACTGTTATACCCCAATCAGAACTTGATCTATCTGATACATATAAAACAGAATCAGTATTTCCAATAGTTACAGGATTAGTATTTCTATAAAAAATAACTGATCCATTATCTACGCCGCCAGCAATTAAACTACCAACAACTTCTAATTTAGCAGATGGATTATTTGAACCTATTCCAACTTTATTATTTCTAACAACAAGATCATTTTGTCCATATTGACCCATGACAACTCTATCATCCGCAAATACTTCAAATACCGGCAATCCCGCATTATTATTAACCGATAATAAACTATCAGTTAAATCATCTATAACGCTAAATAACGTGCCGCTTGTACCATCAGCTCTTATTAATGTCGCGCCAGAAGTAGTTGAATTTACATGTAATCTACTTGATGGACTTGTTATGCCTATACCAACATTACCAGTACTATTATCAATACGAACTTTTTCAGATCCGCTGAATTGAAAAGAAATTGGTCCATTTTGACTATTGATATTAAATAATGCGCCATAAGTACCAATTGTTCCCAAAATATTTGTGGAAGCTGTTGTTCCAAAAAATAAATAAGCTCCACCATTATCTCCAAAAAGACTAGCTCTATAACTTCCAGTTCCTGCCATCGATACACCAGCTACTTCCAATTTAACAGCGGGATTTGTTACTCCTATACCGACGTTTCCTTCTACAATTAAACCATTTGCTGGGCCAGCTGTATTATAATTTGAACCGATGCTTGCCGCTCCATTTACAGATAACTTATTTGCTGGACCTGTAAATCCAACGCCAACATTTCCACCGCTCGCGTTGAATGAAATATTTTTATAACCTACATTTTGTTCAACTGCTTGAAATGAATAATAACCATCTGAATTAGAGCCTCTTTGAATAATTAATTGAAAATCATTTGCTCCACCAGTTGCAGTTCCGAAAGTTAAACAATATCCAACGTTTGTTTTTAATGCTGCATCAGCAATACTAAGTCTACAATTATTTATTACACTTACGGTTCCTATAATAACATTTCCTGAATTATCAATTACTTGTCTTGGATTTCCAGCGCCATCCGAAAGAACGATATAGTTGTTTGAAGTACGGATATCCAGACCGCCATTATTGCCACTATAATTTCCGAGAATGGTATTTCCGCCACCAGTTGTAATTGCTGAACCAGCCGCATACGTATTTCCGCTATTTGCTCCACCGACAAATGTATTATTACTTCCTATTGTTAGCGAATAACCAGCTTGTGGCCCAATAATTGTATTGTTCTTTCCAGATGTAACATTATAACCAGCTTGATAACCAACAGCAGTATTATATTCACTTGAAGTTAATGTTGCTACTGCTAACGATAATCCACTTCCAGTTCCACCAAGTGCAGCAGCAAGCGCAGTTAGAACAGTAGTAGTATCTTTAAATCCAACTCCGCCATTAACTATTGAAACAAGTGTTACAGCGCCTCCAGATACCGTAATGTTTGCTGTTGGATAGTTTGTAGCAGTAGATCCACTAACATAAACAAGCTGAACGTTGCTATAAGTTCCATTACCATATCCAGATCCACCATTTGAAATTGTTACAGTTGCAACTTGAGTTGTCCCATAAAAAAGAGCTTGAGAACCAATAGAAGTATTGTATGAACCAATTTTATTTGTATTAAGAGATTGTTTGCCAATGGCTGTATTATTACTTCCAGTTATACTATAATAACCAGAATACGCTCCAATAAAAGTATTAAAATTTCCAGTTGTATTTGAATAACCAGCGCCAAGTCCTAATGCAACATTTTCAATACCATCTGTATTTGCAGAAAGAGCGGTATTGCCAACTGCGGTATTTTCAACCTTTCCATTACCACCACGTCCAATACTTACGCCATTAAATGACCAAGAACCTGAAGCAGTTCCAAGTCCAGCAGCAGAAATTGTTAATGAAGTAGCAAATGTAGCAATTTGTGTAACTGTAGCTGTACCTGCTAAAGTTCCAGAATTTGTACAAGTGATTATTTGTCCAACGCTAGGTAATACAGATATACCGCTGAAATTAGCTTGCCATTGACCTAAATTAGTATTTCCGGTTGTTGTTACTGTATATTGTTGACCGCTTGTAACAGATTGAGTTGCGCCAGCTATTCCTGATGGAGCATTTAACCAAGTATGAACTCCTGAATTTTGAGAATAATAAGATGCTGGCGCATTTGAATTGTACCTTAACTGTCCATTGTAAAACCAGTTAGCGCCATAATACGCTATAGAATTACTAGATACTATAGTTCCAGCAGTAGGAAGCTGTATTATAGTAGAACCATAACTACTCCACGCACTAGGCGTAACTCCTATTCCAATATTTCCATTTAATAATGTATAACCAGTACCACTTGGAGTTAATGTGATATTTTGATCTGATCCACCCGCAGAAATTGTGATACCAGCAGTTCCAGTAATATTTCCAACATTTGATAAATTTCCAGATACATTATTAGTACCATCGAAATTTTGACCCCAAAGAGTATGAGAAGGTATGGCTGAAGCTGAACTAGCATTTCCGTTTAAAGCTCCAACGAAAGTCGTCGCTGTGACATTACCATTTTGATTAATTTTTAAAGCTGGAGTTGTAAATGTTGTTCCTCCAGTTGTAGTAGAAGGAACAAAGCAAATAGCATTTGCTTCTATTCCTTGAACATCCATTCTCCAGTTATAAAATGTACTTGCCGCAGTTTCTACGTCGAAATTTATAGCAACATTACCAGAAGTTTCTCTTAACCAAACGGTTGAATAATTAGAAGATGTTCCATTTATATCTAATTTTCCAACTGGACTTGCAGTTCCTAAACCTAAACGATTATTTTTTAAAACTAAATCATTTTGTCCATATTGACCAGCAACTATTCTATCATCAGCAAAAACTTCGAATACAGGTAATCCCGCGCTATTATTAGCACTTAATAAACTATCACTTAAGTCATCAACTACACTCAATAAAGTTCCGTTTGTGCCATTTACTTTTAATATAGTTGATGACGCTGTATTTGAGGTTACGACTAAACTACTATCTAAATTAAATTCTACTCCAGAAATATTCAACGTTTTAGTTGAATTACTTCCATCAGTAAATTCTATTTTACTACTCGCAGGAGTTATTAGTACGTTACTTGCCATAACCTATATATTAAAATACACTAAATTGAGGCGCGAATTTGTTTTAATTACCATATTTAATTATAGTTAATTCATAATCCAAATCTATCTTTTGTGGCATTGTAATTTTGTAGGACTTGCGCTGCTGTTAATACTCTATTATAAAGTTGAACGCCACCTATTCTTGCGCTAATTGTATAATTATTATCACCATGAAATCTTCCTATCCAAAAATTATTAGATCCAGATGATAAAGTCGATCTATAAGTTGCTGTTCCAATTAAAACGCCATCAATATATAATTTTGCATTAGATGAAGAATCATTTGTTACAACTATATAATGCCAATTACTATCTGGATATGAGCTATTTGAAAATGGATTACTAGCGCTATCTCCAATATTCCACATAATAGCATTACTAATAAAATATAAATTTGGTCCAGATCCATAATTTGTACCATCTATAGAAATTGGAATTTTATTATTATATGAAGAGGATTTTATCCATAATCCAACTGTACTAGAATCTGTAATTGAAGAAACTGAAGAAACGCTATAATCATCTACTCCATCAAATGATATGACGCCACCATTATCAGAGCTATAAGTTGGTCCACCTGTTAATGTCCCATTGTAACTATTTCCACTAACATCATACCAAGTTGTTCCTGCGCCAGCATAACTATATGCATTACCAGCGTCAAGATTCAACACTAATCCCTGTTGGACTATTGTATTTGTAAATTTTAATTTCAAAGCTTCGTAATTCTGAGATATTTCTGTTGCTGTCAAAGCTCTATTATAAATATGAATATTATAAATACTACCAGTTAAATATCTAGTTGATGTAAATCCTTGAATTTGGCCTAATAAAAATCCATCTGTTAAACCCGAATAAGATATATTTCCACTTACTGTGGTCGCTGACGCTTGCAAAGATCCATTAATATAAACTTTTTGATTAGTGCCGTCATAAGTTCCTATCACATAATAAATTTGATCATTATTTGGGGTAACCGTTGAATTTAATTGACGATAATTTCCAGATCCTCCTCCTATTGAAAATAGAATTGGGCCTCCGCTCATTCCTAACCAATATCCAGCAATTCCAGTATCTCCATAGCCAGTTATAAATTGAGTAGACTGACTATTATTTATTGTTTTAAAAAACGCGCCAATAGTAACATTATTTACTTGCAATGATGTATTAGTTCCAACTTTAATATAATCATTCGTACCGTCAAATTTGAAACCTCCTTTATTATAATAATCAAAAGCTGGCATATTCGTGGTTGTTCCATCACCCAATAAACCATTATCATCGTTTCCAGCTAAATCAATAATACTTCTATCGCTATTAAGTATACCCCATTTTTGCCCAAGATATGAATGAACTTGTTTTCTTTCCGTCGTTGTTAATTGTTTATTAAAAATAATAATCTCCGCGATTTCTCCATTCCAATATTCTCCTGCTGATGAGTTTGATCCTATTTTATATCCTTTTGTATTTGTAACTGTTCTTGAACTTGAAGTTTGTGAAGATCCATTTAAATACAAAGTTTCTGAACCAGCAGAAGAAACTGTTGTTGATAATGAATACCAAGTATTTAAAGATATTGCATTGGAAGTAAATACAGTAGGCCAATTTCCAAATTTTCCAGATGAACCTTGTTGATATAAATAAATATCAGTACTTCCTGCAAAAGGAGTAGATGTAATAATATCTCTTTCACCAGTAGCTGATGATTTAATTATAGTAAATAAAGTATAACCATTTGCAAGAGTTAAAATATTTGTTCCATCTAAATAATCATTTGTGCCATCAAAAGATACTGTTTTTCTAGAATTCGTATTAGAATTTCTGCTTGATTGATTAGCCGCAGTAGATTGATTTGCGTGATTATTCAATCCACTTTTATCACGCCATTGACTCACTAAAGTTCCTGAGCTGTAACTAAAAGTTGTATCATCAGAAGCATCTAACCATAAAATTAATCCATCTTTTACTGGCAAATCTGTAGTTGGGTACGATTTGTTTTGTGACGCATCTAAACACATTACTAAACCATCTTGTATTATTTTAGGACTATATTGTAGCATTTTATTCCTTTGTATTAATATCCGAATCTTGATTTCATTGCCTGATAATTTTGACTAACTTCAGTAGGAGATAACGCTCTATTAAAACTTCTAGCTATTGAAATTTTGCCATTAAAATAAGAACCTGATCTTGAGCCTATAGATCTTGGAGTTGTGCCTGCGCCAAGAACAGTAACATTTTGTCTTCCATTTGAAGCTTGCAGAGTAGAAGTTGTAGATTGCAAACTTCCATTTAAATAAATTCTTATATTAATTCCATCCCAAGAATAAGTTATGTTATACCAAGTATTTGCAGATATTGTTGATGTCGTTCTTGCTCCTGTATTAAATCCACCATTATTATCAAACCATCCGCTTCCATTGTTCAAATCAGAACCAAAAGCAGTTGTTCCTCCATAATTATATAAGCCGAACCAAACGCAAGTATCTTGTATGTAAATTTGTTGATTTCCTCCAGAACTCGGTAAGCTTGCACAATTAACCCAAAAGTCCCATGTCCCAGAAGTTAAGCCGCTATTAAAATTACTAGGTAATGTAAAATCTTGATTATTTCCATTCAAAGTAAAAAATGATGGAGTTGTAGAAGAGAAAGGCGGAAAATTATTTATATTTGAATGATAGTTATTACTACTTACATCTTTCCAAATTGTGTATCCTAAAAAATAAGGATTAAAATTTGTAGCGCTAGAAGCTCTTTCTACTTGAAAAGCGTCCCACCAAATAGTTTTCCCAGATCCGCCAGTTGCTGGTCCACCAACTCTGGCTTGAATATAAGCAGTTGAAGCATTTGCAAATGTATTTGAAAAAGTAAATCTTTGCCAAGATGTTGTAATTGTAAATGATGTAGATGGAGCTTCTATATAACTTCCAGAAGAATTTGCGCCAAAAATATAACAATTACCAGTTATATTTTCACTTGCTTTTGCGTAAAAACTAAAAGTCCAAGTTTGTCCATTTGCGGCAGGAGCTAAATTCCAAGGAGATGAACCATATGTCCCAGTATAAGGATCATTTCCAGTAATAGACATTTTTAGGGGAATAGATCCATATTGTCTCGTAATAGAAGTGTCTCTTGAAAGGGTGCAAGCATTTTGATTTGTGCTTGTCCAAGCAAAAAGATCGGTTGGATTTGGAATTACATTAGGACTATAACTTCTCATATAAGAAGCATCCAAATCTAAAAGTAAACCAGTTTTAGATAATTGTGGTCCTAAATTTACTGAACTCATACTTTATACTCCATAAGTTTTTCTGTTGGCATTAAAATTCTGTAATATTTCTGTTGCACTTAAAGCTCTGTTATAAGCTTTTGCACTTGAAACAATGATATTACTTGTATAATTAGAAGTAGCGGATCCAAAAATATAAGATGTTGTTGATGTATATTGTTTTAATTGTTTTGTTAATGTGTTACTATCAACCAAAACACCATTGATATATAAATATCTCATTGAAGCTTCAACATTAACTACGAAAACTCCATGATACCAAGTATTTAAAGATCCTGTATAACCTATTGATGTTGATGTATTATCATTATACCAAGTCATACCCCAAATGATGTTTGGAGTGGCTTTTGTATGCACGAAACCTTCATGGTTTCCTACGCGACCAAAAAAATATCCATCAGATGATCCCGGTGGTGTTCCTAACAATTTAAACCATACATCATAAGTATGAGTATTATTACTTAAACCATCTAATATAGAATTTGCAGATGGAACGATCAATGGTCCTTGAGCATTAGCGTTGAAATAAAATCCGCCACTATCAAAAGCAATTGCAGAACTTGTTAAATCTATATTATAATTATTTCCACTTATATCTAAAAGGCCGCCACCATTTGTAGTGGTATTTGCAATACTCGTTCTATTTGAAGTCGTGAAATCCGTAGGATAAGATTTCGCTTCTAATTGAACATTTGCAATTTCAATCCAAGAGCCATTAGATCCTGCATGAGTTAAATATGGATATTGGGTTCCTCCGGCATGAGTAAAAGTAACTGCATATTTATACCATCCATTCGCAGGGTCAACAGTATAACTTTTTAAAGTTCCTAAATTTTGATGCTTTATATCTAATGTAGTTGTATTATTTGATCTTGCCCAAAAAGAAATTGTATACACAGTTCCATTCGAAAGAGTATTCCAATTAGCGCTAAAGAAATCCATAGAACCAGCCGCCGCTCTTGTTACCCTCAGAGGTATTGCGCTGTATGATGTTGACCCAGTGGAGTAAATTGTTGTAGACGCTTGAGTAGCATAAGCATTACCTGTTCCACTCCAAGATCCAAACGTCCATCCGTTCTGAGTTCCACCAGAGTCTGTTCCAGATATAGCGGAAGCGAAGTTTGCATTGTTTGTTATGTTTGTCGTATTCTCTGGTCTTGCGCTTAATTCATTTGTCACTAAAGAAAATGGTTTCGCATAAGAGCCAGAATTAATCATTATATCTCTAATCCAAAATGGTTCACCGGGAAAAATTGCAGAACTGCTACTAGTCACTCCATTAATTCTTCGCACCAATTGTAATTGAATATAATTATACCCCGTGCAAGTAAAATTTTCTCTTTTTATAGTTTGCCATGTACCTGTTCCAGTAATATCTACTGGAAATTCTTCTCCATAAGGATAAGCTCTAAATCCGAGAGTAAAAACAGAATCTTTCGGCAATAAAACTTTTGCAGATAAACTATAAGTACCGGGCGGTTGAAATCCTCCATTGCCAGCAATAATTCCACAAGAATACCAAGTGGCTCCAGATTGATATCCTCCTGACAATGGAACTACTTTAAGAGCTGTATATCCAGTACTTGTATCTTTAGTTATCGTAGAACTCCAATAAGCTGCAGCAGATTCACAATTAGAAGTAATTGCTCCTGCGTAATTTGTAGCCGCTTCGCCGCGAAAGCTTTTAATATATTCACGATTATAATATAACTGCAAATCTTTTTTTACAACTCCAAGGTTACCATGTTGAACGCTCATAATTTTTCCTCCACGATTAATTTAGAAACGTCTTTTCTTTCCGCAGTGAAGTCCCAGAAGAATTCTATATTCTTATTTTTTTCATACCATTTTTTATCATAAGCAATTGTAAATTTATTTTCAGAAATTTTAATTTCTTTTACATAAAGAGTTTTACTGCAACCAATTGGAGTTAATTGAATATTAACTGTATTTTCATCTATTAATTTAGAAATATAATCTGGCAAAATTACAACGCAATTATCTTTATGAATAAAAGATTTTCCTGTTAAACGTATTCCATGATATGGAGATTCGAGAGATCCATATACTAAGTCGTGATTAGATTTTGTCGGATGAGGTATACGGAAAGATTTTGTTGTTGCTGAAAAGGCGCCAGTATTTGGATTGTATCTAATTTTTGTACTAGCTTTTAATGCAGCACTACCTGAAGCCGCAGAACCAAAATATAAATAATAAGATGAGTTTGTTGAGTCATCTGTTGTTATTGTGACATTTGCTGTTAAATTTACGCTTAAAGTATTTTGATTAGCCCAAGTCGGCGAACCAGATCCGCCAGATAATAAAACTTGTCCAGCACTTCCAGCGGCTGTAAATGAAGTGGTGTTAGCCCCTGATTGATAGGGAATTACTCCTGCAATTCCGTCTGATAAATTTGAAGCGATAGCAGAACTTTGAACTGGATTTGAATCGATGATTGTGGCAATGTTTGCTCCAGTTAATTCTTCAATAACTCCCGCGCTAGAAGAAATTCTTCCTAAAACTCTACTTGTTGCTGAAATATTTTGAATTTTAGCATAAGTAACATTTGAATTTTTAATTTTTGCTGTTTCAACAGCATCATCCGCTAATTTACCAACAGTTACTCCAAGATTATCTAAAGAGATAACAGGCGTCGAAGTTCCAGTCGCCACGCTAATCGGCGCGGTTCCTGTTACACTTGTTACTGTTCCATTTCCTGTTCCAGCGCCAATATCTGCGCGAACTTGGGTAGCAGTTCTTGTTTTAACTTCTCCACTATCAGAAACGAAAAATAAAGTGGCGCCCGTACCCAAAGCTGGTGCGCTAGAAATTTTTAAAGTACCTGTATCTGTTAATCCACTTACTGTTAAAGATCCAAGTGTTCCAACGCTTGTTAAACTAGAATTAACTACTGTAGATCCTAAAGTTGTATCACTTAAAACAGTAGCTGCATTTATTTTATAAACTTTTCCTGAGGCTAAATCAAAATTTTCAGAGCTTGTCCAAGCCGCTGTAGTTTTTACCCAATTTAAAGTTTTATTTACAGATGATTTTAAAGTTATTCCGCCGCCATTTGCAGTATCATCAGTTGCTCCACCAACGTTAAAAGTAGCTGTTCCACTTGCTGTATGTACGGGAGTTACTGTAAATTGAGTTTCGCTATTTATTTGAGATATAACTGGAGACGTTCCAAAAGATCCCGTGCCACCTGTTTGAGTAATCGTTTGACCAATTATTAATCCAGTTGTACTACTAACATCAACTGTACCAGAATTTGCAACTAAAGGACTCGTAGTTGATAATCCAGTAATTGCAACTACTGAACCTAATTCAATATTTTTATCATCTACAGATAAAAGATTTGAATTAATCGTTGTTGTTGTTCCATTAACAATTAAAGATCCTTCAATTGTTACTCCGCCAGTAAAAGTTTTAGTGCCTGCAAAAGATTGAGTTCCAGTTGATACAACTCCCGAAGCAGAAGTGCTGGCTGCACCAACAGAAATAGTTATAGTTTTATTTGAAGAAGAATTTGCTGTAAAAAAAGGATCAGCGCTTAAAGAGATTGGCGCGGTTCCAGCAAGAGTTAACGTCGCATCTTTAATGTCCGAAGTCGTAGCAAGAGTTCCTGATGTAGGCAAAGTAACATCTGTCGCTCCAGTCGTCGTTAAAGTAAGAGAATAATTTCCAGAAGTTATAAAACTATTTGCCAATGAAATAATTTTATCATTTATTAAAACGTTTCCAGTGCCTTTTGATAAAAGCCTTAAATTTATATTATTATCTCCACCAGTAGCGGAAATAGATGGAGATGTTGTGGTTGCAGCATTACTAATTGTAATTTCATTAACTGCATTTGCTATTACGCTTGGAAATTTAATTAATTCATTTCCATTTGAATCAGAAATATCTAAACCGTTATTTGTTAATTTTATACCAGCGCTCCATTTTGGAGCATTAGTTCCATCACCTAATAAAATTTGCCCAGCTAATCCTTGCGCTGTAAATGAAGTAGTATCAACAGCAGATTGAAAAGGAATTTTCCCCGAATCTCCACCTAATAAATTCGAAGTAAAAACAGAGTTTTCTACTGCGTTTGTATCAATAATTGAGACGATATTTGCGCCTGTTAATTCTGCTACATTACCAGCACCACCACTTACTTTTCCTAAAACTGTTGGCCCAGTTACTTGAGCTAATTTTCCCAAGGTAACATTATTATTTAATATTTTAGCGGTGATTACTGAATCTGATGCTAATTTACCAGCAGTTACTCCTGAATCATTTAAACTAATATTTAAAGAAGTTCCCGCCCCAGTAAAAGAAATTGGCGCAGTTGCTGTTAATGAATTGTTTTGCCAAAGACCTGTTGAATTAACATAAGTTAAAAATTGCGCGTCAGTTGGAGTATCAATTTCTACATCAGATAAATCATCAAGAGAAGAAACATTACCACCACCTCCTCCAGAACCTCCAGAAGAAACTAAACTTAAACCTCTAGATAAGCCTGATTGTAAAAATTTAGCACTACCAGTATCATTTAAAGCTGTAGCTCCTTGTTTAACAATTAAATAACCAAGAAAAACAGCATCTCTTGCTGAAAACGGAGATTCTATAAAAGCTTCTGTTGGAATTGCGTTTATTGCGTCATTTAAAGAAGCGTATTGAGCAACACCATAATAAACTAAAACTCTATCAGTTTGACTTGGAAAAAGATATAATCTTTGAACTGTCCAATATGCCGAAGTTACTGAAGCTAAAGTTCCATCTCCATCGTCATAATTATTTGGATCAATAACTGTATAAAGAGATCCTGAGTTATTATCAAAAGTAAAACCACCACTTCCATTTTGACGAATTCTTGCGAATTTAACATCTGAATAAGCGGAAATAGTTTTTGTATCAGGCTCAAATTGATCTGAAGTATAATTACAACCAATTAATAATGCAGATCCAGACGCTCTATTTATTTTTAAATTTGCACCATTCGCAGAAATTTCTAAACCACTTCTTTTAATAGGTCCAAAAGTACTAAATAATTCATATAATCTATGAGAATCTCCATAACCTGCATTTTGCGCATTTATAATTGTATCAATCGTAGAATTATTTAGATGAACGACTATACCAATTACAATATTGTTTTTAAATGCACTATCTGTAAAAGTTGTACTTGATTGTTGTACACTTCCATTTTTATCAATATAAATATAGCTATAAGGACTTGTCGCTAAATGAGTTAATGATAAATCTGAAAATGCGGACCAAGAAACATTTGTTAAAGTTGTAACTACTTCTCCACTAACAAGTGCGCGTTCATAAACTTGACCATAACCAGCGGAAATATTTATTTTATTATTTCCTGTTCCAGCGCTAAGAACGCCGCCAGCCATAATACCACTGGCATCGTTCTGATCGGCTTGCCAAGCAGTTCCATCTCCCGTGGAAAATAGAGAGTATCCTTTAGCGCCAAGAGAATTATTCTTGTCGTATAGATTCCCTAATAACCTTAAATTTTGAGTCCTAAATGCCTGTGCCATTTTATTATATTACACGTTAAAATGTTGGAGATGATATAATTACATCAAGTAAATATCTATTATCAGATGGTATTGGAGCAGAAAACATAATTGTAGCACTTGTAGAAGACGGAACGCCTGAAACTATTGCAGCTAATAAATCTGAATCAGCAATTTCTGCGCCAGTTCCAGTTGCTCTAATATTTGGATTAACAATAGGATTTCCACTTGTGTTATTATAAGTAATTGTTTTGTAAGTATCATTAAGATTTAATGAATAAGATTTCGCATTGAATCTATTTTCCGTAATTACTTCATAACCACTTATTCTTAAATCTGTAAAATATCCAGTTCCTCTAACTTCCATTTGACCAGAAGGAAGTGAAGTTCCAATGCCTATAGAACTTCCTGATAAAAGATTTAATATACCACTAACTGAAGATCCAGTTTGAAAATAAACCTTAGATCCAGAATTATAAAAAGTAGCAGAATTATTTCGATTATAAATTTTTCCACTAATATCAAAATAAGCGCCTGTTTTTAAATTTAAATTAGAATTATCATTAAATGTTAAGTAAGCGCCGCTATTAAATTCTGAATAAGTAGAAGCGTAAAAACTTTGATTAGCGCCAGCTAAAAAGTTAAAAGAATTAATTCCTGATAAATTAATAGTGTTTTGGAAAATGCCACTACCAGAAATATCAAAAAAAGAAGTGTCATCAATCGATAATTTATTTGTTATTATTAAATTTTCAACTTCACCTGTTCTTAATATTTTTGTATATCCAGATAAATTTGTATCAGTTAAAAAGTCTTGTTTTATTCCTGAAAAAGTAACTACTCCAGATCTAAAATTAGCAGTTGAATTAAAATTATTTGTGCCGCTAAAATTATTTGTTCCTGCTGAATAAATATTTCCGGTAAAACTTGAGTTACCAGTAAAAATATTTGAGCCTATGAAATAATTAGTTGTTCCTCCTCCTGCATTACTACCTAAAATATTATCTCCTAATAAATTAGCTTTACCACTAAAAGTAGAAGTTGAAACTCCTACACTTAAAGTATTGTTTATAACTACAGAACTATTAAAAACAGAAGAATCATTAACAGTAACTGGATCATTAAAAACTGCTGCTCCTTGAGAAGTGAACGTTCCAGAAGTAGTAACATTCTTCTCGAAAAATACGCCCGTTTTAAATGTTGCTATTCCTGAAATTAAAGAATTTCCACTAACAATTAAATTTTGATATCCAGTAATATCTCCTGAAAATTTCGCGCCAGAATTAAAGAACGCTTCTTCTTTGAAAGTAACATCATTATTGAATGAAGCTTCTCCACTAAAAGTAGATTTACCAGTTACAAATAAATCTTTATATATTGATATAGAGTCAACGCCAGTTACACCAAAGCCAAATGCTCCTGTAATGTAACTACCTATTTCTCCAGATTTTATCTGTTTAAGTCCTATTAAACTCTGCGGCATAAATTAAATTACACTTTATATATAAAAAAAGGCTATCGTTATTGATAGCCTTTGCATTTTTTTTATTAAATAAAAATTACTTACCTTCTGCTAAAATCTTTAAAACTTCTTTATCAATTTTAGCTTGAGCTTCTTGAGGTCCTGCAGTTTTTCTATAACTACTGACGTGCTTTTTAAATTCTGAAATTAAAGTTCTTTTTAAATGAGGAATATTATCAATAGGAACTAAACCAATTTTCGAAGCATGACTCCAAAGATCTGTTTTATTCATTTCGTCAAGTTTTTGAATATAATCATCTTCATTCATCGTGCCGTACTTAAACAAACCTTCGTCTCCCCAGATTTGATCTAAAGTCGTTGGTACAAATTTTTCTTCCATAGCGTGAATTTGAGACATATCTTCTAATGATTTCTTTTTCTTCGCCATACTAAATTATTATAAAAAAAATATATATATAAACAAAAAAAATCGGGGAGGATTTCTCCTCCCCGACTTTGTTAAGAGTTGAATTAGGCGTCAACGACAGAGATACCGACGATGGCACGGGCGTCTAAGCACATGCGACCCTCTTCGATAAATCCGTAGAAACCAGTTTTATCAGCTCTGTTATTGTTGAATTGGTCATCAGGGATAGCAGTGAATGTACCACCGCTCTCAGCTTGACGAGCAACAGGACGAATAAAGGCTCCCTTGCTGTTATCGATACCAACGATGAGTTCGTCACCAGAGGTAGAGAAATCAGTGCTGCCAGCAGCATTTCCGAGGTTATTTCCGGCGCCGAGGAAGGAACCGAAAAGAACGTTGTACTTCTTGCTAACACCAAGTTCGAGAAGCTCATTGAGGTTTACGCCGAAGATAGATTGAGCGCCAGCGGCACGATAAATCTCTTCGCGAACAGCTTCAGGTAATTGAGGAGCAGAGTTGATGCTGGTGGAAGTGTTAAGAGGAGTGAAGGAGAAAGCTCTGATGCGTTGCATGATTTCAGGAGAAACATACAAATCAGTGATTCCCTTGCTGTAAGGAGCTACAGGAGTACCACCATCGTAAGCAGAGTTAATTCTCTTCATACGAGTCATAAGAGCGTTCAAGTCAGCCAAACCAAAAGTGGTGGTGGCGCTAGTGATAACGTGCTTAAGAGCAGAACCACCTTTAGGAGTGGTAGAACCGTTAGCGAGAGCTTTCAAAATAACAGCCCAAGCATTGCGCTCTTGCTTAACGAGAACTTCGTTAGACATACGTTCAACAGCCTTGCTAACTACGTCAAGACGAGAACGACGAGCATAACGCTTTTGGAAGCTAACAGCGCTATCCAAACGGTAGGTTTGGAATTTAACTTCGCCGCCACCAGTTACTTCTGAAGTGGGGAGACCACCAGCAGTATTTTGGTGCCAGACTTGGATATATCCAGCGGTCTCATTGTAGTAGAGATCGAGGGGATAAGAAGGAGAATCATCCTCATCGTACTCGGCATCAGTATAGATTGCGCTAGAAGTACCAGCTTTGTAGAGAACCTTTTGAACTACAGGTCCGAGGAAAGCGGCGAAAGCTTCTTGAGCTTCTCTGGCAACGATAGCGTTGCGAGAACCCATAGCCTTGATTAACTCAACTTGTTCAGGCGTATTTTTAAGTTTAATTTTCATGTTATAAATCCTTATGTTAAAGTTTGTTTATCTATTAAGCTACAGAGGTCTCAAGGAATGAGTTGAAGTTGAGCAATGCGAGAGTGCAGCCATCAGTATCAGCAGCGCCTAAACAGATACCAACTTGCTTGGCTCCGCTAACGCTACCGATTGAGAGTCCACCAGAACCAGAAGTATGAATCTTGGAACCAGCAGCAGGAGTTCCATTGATACCACTGAGCAAGAATACGCCCTTAGTAGCGATAGGAACGGTTTGGCCGGGAATGACAGCGCCAATCTCAGCAGCCTTACGAGGATCGAATTTGAGAGGCAAACCATTCTCGTCGAGATTCTTAACGTCTTGGAGAAGAATTCCGAGTGGGGTGTCGGTTTGTCCGCAGAGGGTGACTGTGGCGGGAACGTTGAATCTAGGAGAAGTAACGTTGCCGAATGAAGCTCCGATATCAGAATCGAGAGTCAAGTCATCGGTAGCTTTCCAGCCGGATTCGATTTTAACGACTGCACCTTTAGTAGCTACAGAGGAGCTAGAAAGGTCAGCGGTGCTATAAGCGAATAAACCGAGAATATCGTATTCGCTAACTTGTCTAAATGGTCTTAATGTTGCCATAATTTTTCCTTATTTATTATTTATTTTTTTTGTTTATTAAAGTTGGACTACAAATCCATCTTCATCGAAAGCCTTCTTGTATTTATCAAGAACACTTTCAGAAGCCGTGCTAGAATTAGGAACTCCGCCATCTTTTACAGTGGCGTTGTCAATAGCATTTTCAACAGCTTCATTTACGGAAGCAGTTGCGGAAGCCATAATTTTACCTTTTTCCTTTTCTTCGGTAGGAGCGGGAACAGCAGGAGCAGGTTTCTTGCCCTTGAGTAATACGCCCATTTTCTTTTTATAAGCAGCAAAAGCATCTTCACACATATCAGCGATATCGGAAGCGATAATTTCGCGCTCTTCAGAAGAAAGTTCGAATTCACCATCGAATCCAGCCATTCTTTGGTTAAATAGTTCTTGCTTCGCTTTAGCTTCATTCTCCTTTTGAATTTCAGCTAAGGTAGCAGAAAGCTTTTCATATTCAGCCTTTAAAGAATCATGCTCTTTAGACAAAGCTTCGATTTTTTCAGAAGAAGCTTTAACTGCGTCTTGAGCTTGATTTTTTTCAGCCTCGAATGTTTCCGAAGCCTTTTTAAGCTCTTCAGAAATGAAATCTGTGATAGCGGAAGCAGCAATTTGCTTCAAGCTCTCATCAGTAATGTCAGAAATACTTTGAATCTTCATAACTTTATTATTTAATACAGTGTTTTTATTATTTTGTGAAATATCAATTTGTTGATTTGCTTGGGAATTTTGCTCTTTTTCTTCCTCTACGGGTTTTGAAGTTAAAATTCCTTTGACATCAGCAGCTGGAGTTTCAGTTAAACCAACTCCAAGAGGAACAACTTTATCAATAATTTTACGATAGATTTTTCTACCGTCTTCTGTTACTCCTTTGCCGCCAAAAGATCTTAAAAGTCCTTTATATTTTTCAATTTCGCTAGGTTCAGAAATAATTTCTGCTGTAGCGATATTTTTTTCGTCTTGATTTAAAAGAACTAAATTGTAATTAGAAAAACCTAACTCCCAAGAAGCAGAGATAGATAAATAATCCTCACTAGAAGGATCTGAAGAATTTTCGACTAATTTAGAAATTCTAGGATTAACGATTTTCCATAAAACACCACCGAGAGTGATGTTAAATGGTCCATCCATTTTAGATGCTTCTTCTTCGGTCAAAGGAGCATCTGTTCCGAATTCACTAAAACCAGCTTTCAAAATTGCGCCAATAATCTTCTCTCTATTATGTTCAATATTAATTGGTTTATTAATAAAATTTTTATAAATATCAATAGCTGTTTTAGTATCTAAAACATCACCATTTCTATTTACTCTATTCGCTACACAAGCATTAAAAGCAATAGGAAGTAAATCAATATTTGCGTCAGTATCAACATCTGGAACAAATTGACCTATTTTTTCTAAGCTTGCTAAAGCTAAATTCATATCAAAATCTTCTGAATGAAGAGTTTTGATTTCTGAACTAAAAATTGTTTGAAATTGAAATTTCATATTATTCCTTGATTCCTAATTTTTCTTTTGTTTTCTTTGGAAAAGCTTTTACAAATTCTGGACCTTTCTTTTGAGCAAATTTATAAAGTTTTTGGATAAAAGCTTCATAAGTCATAGAACCACTGTAACGACCAAAATTACTAATGGCGTCACGAATGTCTTGAGGACTTACAATTGGGAAACTTCTCTCTTTTGGAAAAAGGAAATCAGAATCTTTGAGTTCGCTGCGTTTCTGACCTTTAAAGGTTTTTTGGGCGGCGACAATTTGTTCTGAGAAATCTAGTTCGATTGAGTCATTCATATTACTTAAGAGTTAAAAGATATTTAGTTTTATTTAGATCTCCTAAAATCTCATCTCTTATATTCAAGAGATCTGAATCTTTGACTGGATCTAAAAGAGTTGGTAATTCTACAATCAAATAAGTAATAAAAGTATCAATTGCTTGAACTGGACTACTTGATTTATAATTTTGTAGAGTAATAGCGAAAGTTCCATTGGCGTTAATACGTCCGTATTTGCCCATGAAAACTTCAATAAAATCGTCGATAGAATCAGTTAAGCTTCCATAGAGACTACCAAAGGTTTGATGCTCGGCATATCCGTATGTTTGCCAGTGATAAATTTTAATTTGGTTCTGAATCTCTAACATTTTTGATACTATATTCATATTTAAAATTCCTTTACCATTTTGTTTTTTCGTATTTTGAACGATATTCATTAACATCCTCTGAAATTCCGCCTTCCTTTTCTCCATGTTCTTTTTCAGGAGGATTAATTTCATCAGAAATTTTTTGCAATTGTTTTAAAACAGAAGGAGTAAGAGTAGAAGGGATAAACTTTTTAGGATCGAATTTTCTTAATTGATCTTTTGTTTTTGCTAAAATATCTCCCTTTTTGTAATTAGCTCCATCATTAGTTACTTCATAACTAACAACTTTACCCATATTATCTGGTAAATCTTTAACTTCTTTTACAATTCCTTGGCTACCGTAATGCGCACATTTTGAATTAATATTCATTACTGCGCAGCCTTCTTCGAAATCATCTTCAGAATTTTCAATTACTTCTGAAGCATATCCTTCTCTAGGATAAACAATATAGCCATGAACATTATTGATATAATTTTCAATCAAAGCGATGTCTGCTAACATCCAAGGATCAGAACATCTAGCTGCGGCAGCTGGATCATTCTTAATTAAATCAATCATTTCTTTCAATTTCTCAGCGCCAGCATCGAAAATAGTAACAGCCATTTCAGCAGACTCTTGAGCGTTGAAAAGCATTTCTTCTGGATCTTTTTCAACTTCGATATCATCAGCCTGCGCCAATTCTGGATTAATTTTTAATAATTCATCTTGATCCCAGAACGTTTCTCCGTCCCACTCTTGTTGAAATAAATCTACAGAAGCTTTTAAGACTTCAGTAACTGATTTTCCTGATTGCCATGTTTTACATGACCAATAACGAGCTTTCCATTTTGGACCGGGATTGGTATCGCAATGATGACGAGCGCGAAAACTCTTTCTACGGTTGGGATCATCTCTCTTGATCTCCATATTTGGATCGCCAAAATTTACTTTGACGATATTGCCCTTGTCATTTTTGACATAAACTGAAAACTTTTTAGGACCATTTGGGGTTCTAAAAGGTTTGTTTAAAGTCTTTTTTTCTTTTGCGGCGACAGAGATTTGTGCCGAAAAATCTATTTCTACGTGTTGATTATAATTCATACCATAAATGAGTTGTTTCTTCGTCGTCTAAATAAAGTTCTTCGACATCTTCGAAATCATAATTTAAATCAAATTGTTTAATATCAGCTTCAGCATTTTCAAAATCAACTTCTTCTACTTCCCAATAATCAGAAATATCAATTAAATTAGAAGCGCGAGCGATATCTGAGTCAGCTTTTCGATAAGAATCTTTAACTGATTTACCTGACATCATTCGCAAAAACATGTTTACGCGGGCTAAAGCCCATTGTCCTCTTGTTTTTCCGGGTCGGTGAGAAGAGCTAAAAGCTCCAGCGCCACGTCTATAAACCTTCTTTAACTGATTAAGAGTGACTTTTCTAGAGCTTTTACTATTATGCTCTTTAACCTTATTACTAAGAGCTTCTATAACTTTGCGAGAAAAGGTTATTGCGGATCCATCTTGTCCAGCAGATCCTGATTTATTTTTAGAAGATCCTTTTTTTCTTTCTGAAGGTTTCGCTGGAGTTTGCGCGGCGCTTTTTGGTCCAGATCTTTTAGCTTCAATTTCAACGTCTAATTTTTCTAATTTAGGGACGTTCAAGCTCTCTCCAGAAACAGCAACATCTTCAGCAGGAGTTTTAACCTCCTGCTTCTCATATTCAATTTCAATAGAATCTTGTTTAATTTCGAAACTCATTTTTTTATTATTACACTTTATTTGGAGAATTAATAAATAATTATGATTTACTATTTAATAAAATAGAAGCCATAAATGGATCAACATTATGTCTAACAGCAATATCATTCACTTCATTAACTCTTTCTAAATTTTGATCTATAGGATTATTACAGTATTTTTCTATATTTTGATTCCAAGAATCTATGGATTCATTAGCAATAATAATTTTCGTGATTTCTTCAGCTACATTTTTTTGGTTTTCATTTAACTTCTTTTTGTTATGCTTTTTCTTTAAAAAGCTTTCAACAGATCCTTGTAGCTGTTGATATTTCAAAATATTATCTTTAATTTTTGTGTAACTATAAGATACAGTAGCGGCGGCTTCTTTAGGAATAGAAGTGGTTCCAGAAGGTCTGCCAACTTCAGAAGCAGGTTTTGAACCACCAACAATTGGATTGTAATAACCTTGATCTCGATAATCCTTTGTAATTTTTTGAGATTCGAGAGATGTTTCAGTATCAGGAAGTACTCCAGTTTCGATAGCTTTAATAGTTTCTTCAGGAGTAAGAACACCAAGCTCTAACAATCTTGTATAAACGCGATTTTGAGTAGTATTATCTTTTAAGTTTACTTCTTCAAAATAAGGAGTAGGATATCCTCTAAATCCAAGAGCTTTTGAAATTCTTTTAATTTCTGGGATTAGAAAATCATGCAAGAATGCTTGGCGACCTTGATTTAATCTCGCTAAAAATACATCAATTTTAGCTTCTTGATTAGAGAATTTTTCTCCTCCAATAAGAATATTATTAAGACCCATGTTAATATCATTATTAACTGTCTCGTATTTCTTAGGATCTAATAATTCACTAATTTGAGGAACTACGAATTGAGCTTTTGTAGTATAATCGGCAATAAGAACTCGACCAACAGATTCATTCTCAAAAAGCTTCTGCATTGATTCAAGATTCTTTTGATTGATGCCTCCTTTTTCAGGCTCTGAACCCATTGTAACTAAAAGAATGGCTTGCTGCATTGTTCTAGCAATAGCCATATCCATCTTCTTTAACTCAGCTTTGAAATTAATATCTTCAAGAACTGGGTATCCCATAGGAACTGCGAAAGGCTCGTAATCTTGCTTTTTATAAAAAACAGATCTAAATCTTTCTGGATTTAAAACAATTCTTAAAGATCCAATTTTAGAAACCTTAATTAAATGTTGAGTCTCTTCGTCAAAACTATCAAAAATTTGCTGATCTTCTTCAGTTGTAATTGTTCTTAATCTACTTAATTCATATTCGCTAAGAACTTTATAATATTTACCAGTTAAATAAGATGTGCCGCTAGAAAATTGAATATCAACAGGATTAATAATGATATAACGAACAGGGATTTTTACATTACTTGTATCTAAAGGACCTCGCCCTAATATTTGAGATAATCTATTTGTATCTTCTTGAGTAAGCTCTCCTTCAAAACGATAAATGAAAACGTTTCCAGAACGATAATATTCTCTGAAAAATCTATCTTGAAAGCTCCAAAGATTAATCTTTTTAAATAATGCGTCAAAAAAATCTCTAGCTTTTTTAGTGCCGCCTTGGAAATAAAGATTACTAACTGAAAATTCTGTCATTACGTCAATGACATTTCTAAATTGCGCAAAATTATAATAAGCCTTTTGGCATAAAATCGTCGCGTCTTTTATATCAATAGTGCTTCTATCGGCATAATTAGTACGAGTATATTTAAATGGTATTAAGCCATCATCAATATTTTTAAACTTATCAGTCCTCTCGATAGTTCCAGCTTTATTTCTTCTCTGACTTGTTACAGAAGAAGCTGTTGCTACCATTAAAGGTTGAGTTTCTTGTAATTTAGATTTAGATTTCATTTTATGCCGCCCAGTTTCTTATAGCGAGAACATGATATGTTACACCGCCAATTGTTAATTCTTGAATATATAATTGCCCAGTAGGTACAGAAGCCGTAGAAGGAATAGATCCATACGCTTGAGTATATATTCCAGTTTCTATATTAAATTTCGCGCCGCTTTTAACAACGAAATTAGAATCTTTATACAAAGTTTCTTTTGAGCCACTTTTAATTTCTAGAAATGAACCGCTATTTAAATTGATATATGATTGATTATAATCAGAAGATCCACTTAATTGAGTTAAATCTCCATCGTTTAAATTTAATTCGCTTCCGCTAATAATATTAACTGAATTAGAATTTCCTGATACATAAATATCATTATAAAAATATGATATAGAATTATTAGTAAATGAAGCGTTAGTTGCTATTCCCAAAGAAGAAGTAACATTTATATTAGATCCTGTTACATTACCATAAAATCTAACATCTCCAGAGAAGAGAGTTTTTGTTGCGAAAGCTTGTCCAGTTCCGCTGAATACAATGTCTCCGCTATTGAACGTAACTCCACTGTTAAAAGTAGTTACTCCTGAAAATCTAGCGTAAGAAGCGAAATCTGCTGATCCAGTAAATTTAGAGGCTCCAGAAAAAATATTATTACCTACTAAATAAGTATTAGTTGCAGAACCTGCATTTGATCCTATAGTACTTGTACCTAAAGCTTTGAAAATGCCGCTAAACACTGAAGTTCCAACTCCGACGCTGAAATTATCAGTAATTACGATTGGATCATTAAAAGTAGCTGGGGAATTAACAATAATCTCATTGTCAAAAGTACTAGCTCCTTTAAAATTTGAAGATCCAGAGACCGTAATCTGATCTTCGAAAATAACAGGATTATCAAAAGAAGCGTCTCCATCAAAACGAGCTACTCCATCAATATTCAAATTTCCTAAACCTGTAATGTTGCCAGATACCAAAAGACCAGATTTAACTTTAAAATTTTCTTGAGCTTCAAATGAATCTTTGAAATCAACTGAACCACTGAAAGTTACCGAGTCATTAAATACCACGGATTTGGAATTATATACTGTAGCTCCAGTGTTCGATACACCTAAAGCTCCAGTTATATAACTGCCAATCTCTCCAGACTTTATTTGCTTTAATCCTATTAGACTTTGCGGCATTTTAAATTATTACACTTTTTATATCATTATAGGCGAAAAAGTAGATACTTCTTTAACTTTTGAAGAAGCTTCAATTTCAAAATAGAACTTTGTCGCCCAATTACCCAACATAAATGTTGTATAATTATCTTTTCTAGCTCTATTCGGACTATTGTCTCTTTTCAAATGCTGCGGTAAATCAAAGGTTTGAACTCCCTTAGCAGAAGATCGAACTTCAATCAAAGCGCATTGCTTTTTCGTTTGATATATAATATTATCCTGAAACTCAATGAAATCTAAAATAGATTCATGACCAACCATATCTAAATTAACTCCATAAGAGCTTTCTCTATCAAAAGCTTGATTGTTCGCAGAAGTCCTAGAGGCAAACCAAACTTTTCTATGATCAATGTTCGCTTGTAAATAATTATTTGCTTTTCTAATAAAATCAGTTGTAAAATTTTGCTTGAAACAAATAGATCCTTTTTCTACATTATATTCACGCGAAGCTTTACGAGTCATTTGAATATATTCATTTCCTTCTAAAGTAGTATCGGCTTCAAAAAAAGATAAAGAGATATTACTCTTTTTAAATATTTCACTTTCTTTGGCGCTATCAATAAATTGATAACCAGCATTATCGATGCAAATCATAACAATTTTAAAACTAGTCATCAAATAATACAAATAGTTAATATGAGCTTTTAAATTACCTCCAGCTACTGCGTATCCATGAACTAATGTTCCTTGTTTAGCCTCTTCATCTAATTCAAATACGGACATAGCAAAATAATCAGAGCTTGGACTATTTGAGAAACTTGGGTCAATTGATAATATATATTTAGTATTACTTTTTCCTTTCAAAAGTGTTGTTGGATCTTCGCCATCAGGAATAGTGCATTCATGCATTTTTTTAGCACTAAAATAACCATCACTACCATCTGTAAATCGGGCGCAATATTCTCTTAAAAAAGAACTATGAGATGTGCCGCCATTTTGGGCTTCTTCAATAACAGTGTTATCAATCATGTGAGAAGGCAATGCTTCATAACTCATTTGAGAAATGAAATATTTAGCATCTCCTACTTCATTAGAATAAATTTTATCATTCCATTCTTTATATGTTTTATACAAATTCTCGAAAGTAAAAGACGCGGAAGAAAGAGCAATCATCTTGGATGTATTTGGAAACGCCATTCTTTCTTCTTCAGTCATGCGACCTTCTTTAATTAATCGATCTTCTAATTCGCGAATTTCCATACGCTCCTTCATGTTTTGAGGAGCGACAAGAAACGGCATGAGTACAGTTTTGATAATATCCTCAGAGAGAAGAAGAAACTCATCAAGGACGAGAATATTAGCGCGAAAGCCACGAATTTTTTCTCCATTGAGAGGAATGGCTGTTATTGAACCTCCGTTAATTTGCCATTCGTATTGATCATTTCGTTTCGCCTTCGCGCCAAAAGCTTGTTGAAGAAGTTCGCCGCCTTTTGAATCAACGATCTTCTCTAAATAATTAAAAATAAAACGAGCAGTTCTAAAAGTTGGACCTGCAATAAGAATTTTTGTATTGGGTTCAAAGATGCATTGTAAAAAACAAAAAATACTACCAATAAAACTTTTACCACAACCACGACCCCATACGCACATGGAAAAATTACGATTCATCATACCTTTGAGAGTCATCTCTTGATATGGCGCCAATTTAATTCCAGATAAAAGTTCGGCAGTAAATCCTACATTGTTTCTTAAAAATTTTGCTAAAGTAATACGAGCTTCTTTATCATCAAGCTCGCCTTTTAGCATTTTATACTCTTGATTTAAATCTACGAAATTTCCTTTGTATTTATCTGGGCAGTAGATCATAATTTCTTTATATCATATAATAGCTGCAAATCATAATTTACTGCTATATCTTTATTAATAAATATTTTTTCTATAACTCTAGAAGATTCTTTTCTATCATCTACAAATAAAAACTGCACGTTTTTATATATACTCATCAAAGAGCGCACTTTATGAAAAACAAAGTCTGGATTAACTTTTGTATTTCTAGAAATATAAGATAGATAATTAAATTTCAAACAAGTTGATAAATCGTTTTCCACAACAACGACAATTACACTTTCATTTTCTGCGGCTCGCTCTATTTCGCGACAAAATCTATCATATCCCGCGACTAATGTTCCAATGAAGTCTTTCAAAGATTTTCTTTCTATGAAAGTCTTTCCAGAAACATCCAAATCACTAAGACAATAATCTCCAAAGTCTAATTTTTTGACTTGAGTTTGCATAGAAAAGTCAATAGGCTTTTGCTCTCTTGTATCTACGTAAATAAATAAATCAGATGGAATATTATTTTCTATCTGCAAATTATTTACATTTAAAAATTTCTTCTCAAAGCCATTGTCCTCGCAGAACTTATAATAATCTCCAATTATTGTTTCTAAAAAATTTATACTTGGAATACCAGAAGACTTTAATTCAACCTGCGAAAATGGATAAATAGATTTCTTTTTATTCTTTCTCTTCAGCAGTAAAGATTTGCAATAATCTCCAACGATCAAAGGGTCTGAATTTTTCGCCCATCTTTTAAAGTTAATTTTAGAATTAAAATCACTTTCAAAATATTGCTCTTTATTTTTGAATATAATTAACTCCCCAGAAAGAAGATCTTTTCTAGGAAAATGAGTATGATAATAATCAGAAACTGTTATTTTATGAGACTTTAAATGTGAATGCAAATTCTTGTCTTCTTCAAAAGACTTATGACATATTTTGCATTTAACCATTTAGAATTTCCTCCCTTGAAATACCAAGAATTCGAGATTTCAATTCATCCATCTCTTCCATCTTGACGGTTTCTTCTTCTAGAGTCTTCTTTCTCATTTCAGCTAATCGAATCATTTTTTGGCGCGATTCTTCTTCTTTCCAAGCTTGTATCAAATTTATTATACTAGCATTACTCTTGATTTGATTACCTAATCTTTCAGAGCGTTTAGTTTTTAGATCATTAACAAGTTTTTGTTGTCTGCCAACGCATTGATTGTATTCACTTTGCGCCGTATTAATTGATTCAACAAGACCCATTGAAATTCTGGCGTCATTATCAGTAGCATTCTCTAATATTTTTTGAAGCTTTTCTACTCGTCGTTGAATATTTGAAGCTATAACTACTTCTGAAGCCAAAATAATATATTGATCTACTTCTTCTTCTGTAAGATCATTTTTATCATATGTATAACGTATAAATGAACTTTCAAATAAATCTCTATCAACAGCGCCCTCATAAGAATTAATTTGATGAACAAATCGATATGTATTGATATACTTCAATAAGCATTCTAAATCTTTCTTTTGTCTAGAATTTAATGTTTCGCGCTTTAAATTTAAGTCATAAATATATCTATTGACTTTATTTATCGCTTTATCTAAGGATCTTGGAGAAACGTAATCTTCCTGCGCGATTTCTTCTTGTTCTTTGTAAACATCTTCAGGAAGAATGTTTTCAGAAACGAATTTAGCGACAATTCTAGTTTCATTGTTTAAATTAGAAAGTGTTGGATTATCAAAAATAATGCGGGCCATCTCTAACGCCTTCATAGTTTTGGCGTTATTCAAAATAAACTGTTTGTTTTCTTCTGTTAAATCTGGCGCTTTAGTTTTCTTATATTCATGAGCGCCTCTTGCTTTTAAGCTACGTTTTGCTAAAAATGCTTGAACAAATTTACCTTCTTTACAGCGCCCATCTAATTCAGGTTTATCTGGATAAACTAATTTAATTAGTTCCAACAATGAAGGTGGATCATCAGGACGATTATTCCACTCATTGATGATTAGATTTTGCTGTTCTTCGGTTAACATATTAATAAATTTCTATACTGCCATTTTGAATTCCGGCTTTAATTTTTTTAATAATAGATTTCTGCATGTTTTTTATTTGTTTGTAGCCGGGATTTCTATTTTCCTCGCTGCTTTTGTAGCCCATCTTTTTCGCCGCTTGCTTTTCCGTCATCTTTTTTATATACAGCATTTCATACAATTTCCACTCTAACGGCTTTAATATTTTTTTCATTTTTTGATCAAGATCAATTTTGAACTTATCAATATCAATAGAATCTTCATAACTTGTGGACGCGCAATTTTCCAAAGACTCAAATGGTACAGGCATATTTAGATTGTATGCGTGTTTCTTATTTTTTTCCCATTCTTTGTAAAGAGGACAATTCGAGCATTGTTTACCAAACTTTTTGCACCCTTCATCTGGCTCCGCTTCGGGACATTGGGCGCATGGTTTAATAAAATTCAAATAGTTGTTTCGTATCAAATTCTTGATTTGATTCGATATGATACGATTCACCCAAGGAGCCAAAGGCTTTTTTGAATTATAAAGGTGCCACTTTTTATAAATATGAATTCGTATAATCTGAGATACGTCGTCAAAATCTATCCAGCTTAAACTAGATAGATTCCACTTGTTTCTCCTTTTCTTTATTTCATTGTCTATAACAGATATAGACTCTTCAAAAGATGGCGACTTTTTTCTTTTTTTGTTCATTGGTTCTTGATTGAACCCGCTTCTCTACGAAAATCATCCATTGTGTAGCCGCCTTCTGATCCTCTTTGCTCAATTGAACTCGAACTTGAAGTTCCTAGTACATTTTCAATTTTGATCTTTGAGCTTTCTTCTTTTTCAATATCAACATCTAGTTTAGAAGCACTAAATGCCAAATCAGTATCAATTTCTGTCTCAAAACCATCATCATCTTCTTCAGAATAAGAAGATTCAGTTTGCGCTAACCTTGGACGAATTTGTTTGGCCGCTCTGGGGTTCACAGAGCTGGCCGCCGCCATTTTAGAATTAAACGAGTTTCCGCAGTTAGTGCAGAAGTTGGGTTTTTCCATCGAATTGTGTGGCGTACCACATTTCTGACAGTAAATTTTCATATATGTATATTATTATTTCAGATTTTTAAGTTTATTCACCATAAACTTTACAATTTTTGATCTTACAATATCTTCTTCAGTGAAGCAGAATGTATGAATACCATGCATTTTACTTTCTTCGTCAGAAAACAAGGTGAATAGCTTTTCGAAGCCTCCAGCCTTGTTTTGTGGCAAATCCGTTTGCATTGGATCCGCGAGAACAAAACAGCGACTGAACTCTCCTAATCTAGTTAATACAGTAATTATCTCCTTGCTTGTACTATTTTGTGCTTCATCAAAAATAATAGCTTTTGCCGCCCAGCTCATTCCACGCGAATAATTAACAGGATACATTGAAATTCGCTCATCTTTTTCAAGTTTATCAACTTCGGCGCGGGGCAGTAATTCATCTAATTTTTCCAAAAACGGCAGATTATAATAATGTAATTTTTCATCAGCATCTCCCGGCAAATAACCAATTTTGCTGTCACTGCTTTCAACTGCGGACCTTATATATATAATATCAGATACTCTTTTATCATTTAATAATAATAATGAAACATATGTCGCAATAATTGATTTCGAAGTTCCAGCAGGCCCATTTATAAAAATAACGCGAGTATCTTTGTTTGTTGCTAAATCAATAAACTCTTTTTGTTTCGCGGTCCAATTTAAAGACCTTATCGATAATGAATCTTTAATTTTTTCACGTTGCGTTATTTTAGGAGATTGATCCTTCTTTTTGTCTTTCATCTTCTAAGCTATTATAATATTACATTCGTGAATAATAATAAAAAATGTCGCGCATGCTTTATCGATAAACCTATAGAAGATTTTCCATATTTCTCCACATCTGAAGCTGGCCGCAAAAACACATGCAAAGAATGCTCTAAGAAATTGGCCGTTATTCGCAGAGATTTAAAAGCGCAACATCCAGCGCCGCCGCCCGGTTTTTGCCCAATTTGTAACTTATATACAGAAAACTGGATATTGGATCATTGTCATTACAATCACACTTTTCGAGGATATATTTGTAATAGCTGCAATTTGGGACTCGGCAGATTGCATGATGATATAGAGTGTATTTATAGAGCTTATTGTTATATGACA